ATTATCGTAATACCCATTACCGTAATGGCGGTTACGATAGTATAAAAGTAAAAATTAATTATTCTTTCACAAATTCATCATTTTCCCCGTCTTCTACATCTACTGACGGCTCAAACCCCGTTGCCTCGTCGTATGTCGGTGTACTATGCTGACCGTGGTTATCGGTGTCGTGCTGCGGAGCATCACTATGCTGCGTAAATGGCGGCATAACAAGATAGCGTTTTACCCAGTCGCGGTATTTCCAAGCTGAGTACTCACGGAACCACACCTCGTAATCTATCCAGTATGCTTGAAGCATATTGGTGGTAAGAGGCATATCGAAGTATGTGAGGTTACAACGCTCATTGAGTGCCGGCTCTCGGTTCTTGGCATCTTGAATTGCTACATTGAGTCGCTGGAAGACAATAAATGGGTCGCACTCTCGTTCCGCGTCTGAGTTGTTAAGCGTGTTGAGAATGAAACGCACACGCATTGTCGCCCGTCCTTCGCCAATACGCTGCTGTGCCACGAGGTAACGCACATTGACAAAGTGTATAAAGACCGCAGGGAAGGCAATCTCATACTCCAAGTTCTCACTGCGTATAAGACGAGTGAATTGACCGTTGTCGATAGCGATGGTCTTAAACAGCGGTGGCGATGTGGGGTCATCGGGGTCTTCACGCACGGTGAGGATAGCACGACGCACAGCATCGTACATATTCACAAAAGGGTTTTCGGATACCTTCTCGGGGACACTCTCCACGGGTGGTAACGGCTCCTCTGTCTGCGGTTTGTTATGCTTATCTTTTATCATTTCGGAAATCCTTCAAAAATCATATCTACAAGACCGTTGATGTGGTCTTCAATGTTGGGCGAGAAGCCTATGAACTGACGATGTACAGGGCGGCGTGTTGAGTATTGGTTCACGGTGTATAGTCCGAACTTCGGGTCTGTGTTATGCACTGCAGCGTAGTTCTTATACTTGCCTCGCTTCTTACCTCGTTTGCCACGGATGTAGGAGCTTACCTCCGTAGTCCAGATGTCGTAGTGAGTGGTACGACGGAAGCCTCCCTTGCCGTGAAGTTTGCCGAACTCTAATGAGCGACCACGCTCTCCCTTGATACTTCTTGACAGCGTGCCGGTGTCAATCATTGTCGGATGGGTGAATTTCTTTCCCCACTTTGATGTGCGGGCGGGCCATTTACTACCGTTAAAACCACCTCGCTCAAAAGAGGATTGAAACTGCTGCTTGGCATATTCACCCGCCGCCGTAACAAAGTCCTGAGCATTGTAGAAGAGCTTACTTCCTAACATTCGGTAGTTACCGTTTCGCCACTGGGTACAGAACTGGTCAATCGTTATCTTGCTCATAGAACTTCGATTTTAGGCGTTTGACAATCTTCTGTACAAACTCAGGCAGTGGCGTATCAAAGTAGCGATGTGCATCGGTAAAGATTCTGCCACCCGTTGCAAGGCTCTCGCGGAATACAGGATCAACCATCGAGCGACACTTGTCAATACTCAAAGATGCTCTTACTCCTGCAAAGCCATTGGCAATAAGATAGCACCTGCATCCCCATTCGATGGGCGGTATCAACTCTGCCGGAAACTCCGACTTGCGGTAAGATACTCCTTCGAGGGATTGGTGCCACGGGCGCACGCGCTCGTCCCCCTGCGTCATATATGTAATAACAGACTCGGCATTTACAGCCATCCACCACGCAGCCATCTTCGCAGCAAATAACACTTGCTCATTCTCTGCCTCGGCATAGGTGAGGTTATACTGCTCACATATTGTTTCGTAGTCGAGCAAGCACTCCTCATCAACCTCTTCGGGCAGTTCGCTTATCATCGTCATCTCCTTGGCAGCTGTAAAGTCAATGAGGTTATCTATGGCGGCCACGAGTATTTCGTGTTGCTGTTTCTCACGCTCTGTCGTGAAGTTGTTGTGATTACGCAGTATGCTCAATGCTTCGTCAAAGTCCAACGCCAAACCTCTCAATGCTCGGTCAATCAGGAATGAGCATCGATGAGTTATGATATCCTCGATGATATCCTCTCGTTCGGCAGAGTTATCCCAGTGATGTATAAGTCTGCGGAAAGCATTTCGGATAACCTCATACTCCCGTTGCGTTTCACTCTCTTGCCCTTTTGCTTCAACATCAGGGAGCGGAAGTTGGGCTACGACTTCGCTCCCATAAGAAAATTTGCTACTTGTGAGCCTCGCTGTCTGCCGTAGCGGCGGTAATACTCCTCATCAGTCATCACACCTCGGTCATTATGGCTACTGCCTGGCATAGTGCTTCCCACAGCACCTATCTGCACATTGAGTTGCTTACCTACATTGATACCGAACTCCTTCTCAATCTCATCAGCCGAGACTTCGTACTTATCCGTAATGAGCGAGTAGAGTTTGATGCGGTCCTCGTTGTTCATATCGATGCGGTTAGAGTATTTGAACTCCAACCCGGCAGGGATATAACCCATAGCAACAAGGCGAGGCACAATCTCTTCGTTCATTATGTTTTCGATGTATCGGCGATAGACCTCGATGCGCTCACGGAAGATATCCTGATGAGCCTTCGTAGAGCCCACATAGGATTGCATACCACCTGCCATAGACTCTGAACCCAACACAAGGTTTGCCACCTCGCTGTTTACAAACTCTATAAGACCTGTATATATCTTCTCCGAGTTAGACATTGTGAAGGTCTTGATATCAACCTCATCCTCGATGCCAGTTACAACGACCTTGTTCTGTGCAGCATTAGCAATCTCGTTAGCCAATCGCTTGCGGTCGGCATTGCTCTCCGATACGGTCTTGCCGTGAATAATGGGCTGACCATAGGTGTGAGAGAAGTTTACATAGTTGGCTACGGTAAACTTCTTGGCAAGGATAAGTGGCGTAGTGGCAGAGAAGAGGCCGAGGTCGCCTGACGATATAAGCACATAGTTACGCTGGTAGGCAGGATTACGCAAATCCCAATGTGGCTCCCAGATACCTTGACGCTTGAGTACCGCCTTCTGGTCAGGGAGCACATTACGACGCTCGATGCTGTTTACCTCTGCAAGTTTCCCGGTCTTCGGATCGATAGTGGGCATAATCTCCAGCAAGGTATAGCCATATAGTTTCGACTCCACAATGCCCTTAATTATCTTGTCGAACTGCGAGCCCTGAATCTTCTGGGTATTCTGCACATCCTTGATGTACTTTCCCTTCTCGTTCACACGAGCAAGCATATACCTATCACCGAGAATCTGGCTCTCCAAAGTCTCTATTACGGAGCGGATATGTGCGTCCTGCTGAAGGCAGGCATCATAGAGGTCGATAAGCTTTGAGCGGTCATCAAGAATGTAGCCCGATTCGATGTCTCCACGAACCGAACGATACCGATTGTTTCGCTCGATTTCTCGCACATATTCCTGTATGGTTTTCTTCGATGTTCGGAAGATGCTCGATAGCAATTCTCCGTTAAAAGTGTTGTCCGAAGTTGTCATTTTCACTCTTTTTTGAAAGAGTAGAGAAAAATTTTTGAGAAAGTTTTTGGCAAAAAATTGTGGACAGGGAGTTTTTGTTTATCTGCTTAATATACAATCGACAGCAGAGGTCAATTGCTGACATACGACAACACTCGTAACACCTTAATAATCAACGAAAAAGCCACTTAAAAAGCATCGGAAAATGGTTGATTATTATTAACTTTACCCTCGCAATTGCAAAAAATTATATGAACAAGAAACAAATTCAAATAACAAATGAAGAAATAAAATGAGAATAGAAAAGGTCCCTTGTCGAACAATTCGATATAGGGAATTTCCCGAATTGCTCTTCGGAGAATCACCGAATAGCGGCTCTACATATTTCGATGCAACTCACTTTATCCGCAGTCGCGGAGATGAGCGCAGACATAATGTTCAGGAGTTCCGTATAGCCTTCCAACACTGGATTACGACTCTTACCAACATATACAGCATCGAAAAGGAGGCTCTCGTTATCCGTGATGAAACATCGGGGCATCTGTTAATTGATGAATGCCTGGCCCTGCTTTTTGTCGTCTATGTCGATCCTGACTTCGGCGTATATATGTTAGAACGCATATCAGAACTACTCATAGATGGCTTTTCGGTTTCAGACAGTTGGCTGGTTATGGCTGCCGGTAATAGATTTACTATTGAGGAATTAACAAGAAATGTAAAATCCAATGAGACGTAGCAAGTTTATACGACCCAAGGTCGTGCTAATCTTCAATGGTGCAAAACATCTTATAGCCATCACACGCTCAATTCGTAGTGCTACCGAGCTAACCAAAGGCAGTCGCTCATCTATTTCGGCCTGCTGCATTGGTAAGCATAAAAGTAGCGGTGATTTCTACTTCAGACATCTGCACGATGATGTGGAGATAGAGATCGCAGATTTGGGAACACTGCTTTTAGCTGAATATGATGAGTTGTGTGGTGTTGAGAGAGACTATTACACCATTAAGGAGATGGCAAAAAAGCGAGTTAGAAAAGAGATTAAAAAACAGAAAAAAGTGAAGTAACTATGAGAGAAAACAGAACAGTCCCGTTCAGAGACACAAGCATTAAGGTGTCCAGGAACTATTATGGTCACCAGTATATCTGTATGGCCGATGTGTGCGAAATCATCAAGCAACGCGAACTATTGAAGGATGGGGCAATCCTCAATCTCTGTCCTTCTGCAATGAAGATGACCTTCCGCCGTAATGGAAGAGAGTATTGGGCTATCCGTCCTAGTGATATGCATACCATTATTCAGTTAGTGCGTAGGGAGAGTATTTTACCCCGAGACTTAATAGATGAGCTGGAAGAGTTTGGTAATAAGATTTTTGAGATAGAGGCCGCAGAGACGCAGGCTCAGCATCATGTAGATACAACAGTTAAGTTCAACGAAGATATGCCAGTTACATTTAGGCGTATCGGCGACAAGCTAATGGTAAATGCCACACAGATTACTCAGCCCTATGGACATTTCCCAAGCGACTGGTTGCGTGTTGCAGCTACGGACAATCTTCGCCGCAGACTGGCGCAGAACAACATTACCGACAGATACGAGTTTCAGATATTGACCTCTCGTGGTCGTGGCATTGGTGCAACTTGGATTGAAGCACCATTGCTTACTGCCTTGGCTCGCTGGGTAGATCCTGACCCCGATTCCGCCTTGGTGAAGTGGTGCGATGAGCAGCTCATCATCTTCGAGGATAAGTATCAAAAGCGTCTTCAAAAACGAAAACAGCCTAAGACCATCAATATCCCTTGCCTTAGTAAGCCGATGCCCGAAGATATCAACACGGCAAACAAGATGATTGATGAGTTGAGAGGTATCATCCGAGAGTATGCTCCCAAGGCAGCATTCTACGATGACTTTATCGAGAATCGAGATTGGTTTAAGAGTACACATATTGCTGAGGAACTCAATATATCCTCTCGCCATATGCACAAGTTCCTGATGGAGGAAGGTATATGTAAGTACCAGAAGAAACAATGGGTGGTGCTGCCGGCATACCGCTCGTGGCAGTGCGATGTGCCATACACCTGGGAGAATGCCCAAGGTAAGATGTTCACCTTTGGCAGTGTGAAGCGTTGGACGCACATCGGTCGTGAGTCAATCATCGAGTTGTGGAACAAGAAACACCCTGAATTTGCATAATGGAGACATCATTGCAGCGCATAATGCGCAAGACGGGGCGCAGGCCCATAGAGTGCAAGTGCCAGAAGTGCAAGCAGCAGTGTAAGACACCTTGTCTAGGAACACCTGAAGATATACTACGACTTATCAAAGCCGGGTATAAAGATAGACTGGCTGCGACACATTGGTGTGTGGGTATGGCTCTCGGAAAGATTGGTTATCCAGTGCTGATGATCCAGGCAAAGCAAGAAGATAACGGCTATTGCACCTTCTTTCACGATGGTCTATGCGAGCTTCACGACTTGGGACTCAAGCCAACCGAGGGGCGATTGTCGCATCACTCAATAACCAAGGAGAACTTCAAGTTCGGAAAGTCGCTATCCTGGAATGTGGCCAAGGAGTGGATGGATGAGCGAAACGAGTCATTCATTAAAGAGATTACTGAACTGATGCTATTCTAAGTAATCGAAGTCTGAACCGCGAACATTTAGTATTAACCCGTTAATTCCTCAAAAATCGCGGTTTAGATTCGATTAATTTATCCTATTTGTAAACCTTTAATATTAGTTGCCCCTATACTTTAAGTGACATATACATTTACTCACTAATAAAAACAAGAAGTACTATGCAACTTAAATCCAAAATGACTTTTGATGAGATGGCTCGTCACTTAGTCGCAACAACAGGAAAGATCGCTAATCGTGTATCGGTAGGTAAGCACGCAAAGGCGTTAGGTTACAAGGTTTACAAGCCTATGATTAATGGTAAAATTATTCACTTCTACCTCAAAGAGGAGAAGCAAGATTTACAAACAGAGAATTAAAATGAAAGTGAAGAAAGCACCTAGTTTTTACAAGTTTTACAAAGGGCTGATGATGGCATTTGACTTGCCAGAGTCAGCCTTTATGGTCTATATGGCAGACCTAAACGAAATCAGAAAACTTGGTTACAACACACTTCGTCCTTTGAGGACTCATTTAGGAT